CTTCACCTGCTGGTCAGATTTACGATGTAGATCCTATTACTGGTAAACTTACTTGGGGTTGGTATAAAACAAACCCAGATTATAAACATTCTGTAAGACTTGCTCAGTATAATCCTGCAGTAGATATACCCTCATTTAGACTTAAGTTAACTAATAATGATATTGGTTATACCCGAGTCTATATGTACAAGCTTGTAAAGGATGGAAGTGAATGGGATCAAAATCCTAATGTAGCTTATCCTAAGGTTTTACCACCAATAATAGATAGTCAGGATCAAGCTCATACTGGTACTCCAAATCCACACTGGTTGGATGAAGCTACTCCGGGAGAGTGGGGATTCCCAGGAGCTTACAATTCGGCAGCTCATGGTTGGGTATATCAACCTACTGATTATACAGGTAGGTGGCTCTTTACTGGTACTGTTTATACTCTTGGAGAATTAATTCAAGGTCCTCAAGAACCAGGCCAGTATCTCTTTATGATTAACCAATTAGATATTGATAAGAAAACCATTAATTATGCCTACTTAAGTGTAAAAGAGGATATTGATTATTCACTTTTAGTTGACCCAATGCTAGCTATCTTACATGGTACAGCAGTTGGTACTACAGTCAATGCTATCAGTAGTGCTAAATTCACTAAAGAGAATCTATGCGTTACAGTTAGCAATAATCAGGGAGTAGAGTTGGATGGTAAATACGAATTACCCTACTCATTCTATGCCTATCAACCAGGTACTTATACATTTAGGTTATATAAATTCGAATCCGGAGCTTATATACCTATTACTAATAGGGCCGGTGAACAGGTTTCTGCTAATTTCAAAGTCTTAACCAGTAACGGTATCTCAGATGAGTACCTAAGTTGGGCTTGGGCTGAAGTTAGTGAAAAAGTAGTACAGGTAGTTACTACATCTGAGGATATTGACTGGACAGTAAAAGTTCAAACTGAGTAAGCTTTATGGATGATACTAATACAACAACAAATACAGCTGTGAAAACAACAGTGATAGGTTTTTTAGCAGAGTGGCAAAGTTTACTCTACGATATGAGATGGATGATCACCCTAGCTTTGGTACTAATTATCGGAGACTTATGGTTTGGAGTTTCGGCTGCCAGACACAGAGGTGAAAAGGTAAGAAGATCCAAAGCTGGTAGGAGAACTTTTAATAAAATAATAGATTACCTATGTTACATCTTCATCGGTGTAACAATAGGTAAGGCTATTGCTGAACCCTACGGTGTAGACCCAATTATAACGGCTATAACCGCTATGGTATTATGCTATGGTTTCGAAGTGGATAGTATATATGGGCATATTCTAGAATTACATAATATTAAAGTTAAATATTCTATCTGGAAATTGCTTGCATTTATTCTTACATTGCGCTTTAAGCAATTTGCGAGTGCCATAGAAGATATTAGTAAACAGTACGAAAATAATAAAAAAGAAAATGGCAACTAAAACTTATTTTGGCTTCGAAAGTCAATTAAAATCAAAGGAGCTCACAGAAGCTATTGCTCTTCAACAAGGCCCTGGACCATTATTTGGTTATGGTGGCTTTACTATCGAAGGTACTTTTATAAGATTAACCCCTGTACCAAATTCTGGAGATACCCAACTTAAAGAGTTCAGGGATAAGTTTAATAAGCTTATAGAAAGTAAATTAGCCCAAAGGGTGATTATCCAATCACTTGAAGATTCAGTTAGTAACTTCGGTATAGTATCTAAGGATGGTTATGTAGAAGTAAGTACAGATAATAATATACTTATTTCTATCAGTAACAGCCAAAGTACTTATCAGGAAATCATTGTAATAGCTAAGCATTCTTATTCAGAGGATGTTAATGTAGAGATGCCTATTCGATATGAAGCATATTGGAATCAGTCATCTGTATCATTCTTTAAACTGTATAAGAAGGCTATAGACTATAAGTATCCAACTTCTCTTGGTTCAAGGTCTATTAAGAACTTGGATACTGAAACTGATCCTCAGGATGATACCGAATTGTCATATAGTTACCTGGAATCAACTGCACTTGCAGCTACTGGTTTAAATACTGCTGACACTAATGATGCAGTACTGGTAGGAATATATGGTACCGGTAATGATATGATGTCTGAGACTGGGGCTCTTCAGAAATTTATCATAGTACCTTATGAGAGAAAGTTCCCAATGCCCCTTACATATTCCTGGGCTGATATTAATCATCAGAAGGACTTGTTAAGGTATCTATACAGGGTATTCGAAGGTATGGGAGATATGTCATTCAGAGATTATCTGAAAAGTATCTTATCAGAAAGTGATGAAAAGACTGAGACAGTTTCAATGTCTTTACCTATCGGTACTATCATAATGTGGTATGGTTCTACTTCTACCATCCCTTATGGTTGGGAATTATGCGATGGAACTGCTTCTGTACATAATCCAAGTATTACTAAACCAAATCTTATGGGTAAATTCCCAATAGGTTTGAGTACTATAGATTCTGAGTATAGAACTCCAGCTGTAACCGGAGGTAATAATAGCCTTACTCTGGAGGTTAATAATATACCGAAGCATAGCCACGTATATACTGGAGATGATGGAGCTGCTGGTAAATTCGGTAGTGTAGAAGCTGGTTTCCCAAAACCTTATGTAGCTTCTGATGTTAATCAGGAAGTAGTAACTGGTACTGCAGGTTCTGCAGGTAACCAAGGTGTTGCAAGAGCTTATATGTCTTCTACCGTTGGTGGTAGTAAGCCAATAGATAATCGCCCTGCTTATACAGTAGTAGCCTTTATCATTAAGACTCTTGAATAAGGACTTTCTTGTTTCTCATACATTTAAGTTAAGTTGTGGACGGAGGACCTGGGTGAAATGAAAATTCACTTGGGTCCTTTTTTAATGTCTAAGATCCTCCATAGCTCGTTGTTCCCAGTATAATACATCCTGTCTAAGTTCACTTATATACTGCATAGATGACTTAGTCATGGGTAAATCAAAGAACTCTACAAACATCTGATTAGTTATTCTACTGGTACCTTGATTAGTTTTTCTAAGGAAGAATTCTATTGGAGTCATTAAGCATTCAAAGATTAGCATAGCATCTGGTGATAGATGTTGGCCCATATAATCGTATAACTCTTTTAATAACTCCTCTTTATGTTCATTTTCTAACTCTTCCTCATCTCCAATACATTCTCTATTATTGTTACTTTCGTATAAAGAATCCAGAGATATAAGTCCCTGGAAATATTCTGACCTTTCAGAATAAGCTTCCTGTAATAAATGATACTTATAAGTTTGGAGTCCTTTGAGAATGTGAGCTTTCAAGAATTCTATATCACCATCGCTTTCTTCGTAGTATCTATTGAATAAAAATAACATCTTATCCCAGAAATAGGAAGAGATTACATCTTTAGATACATTATACCGGCGGCAATCAATTTGTTTAACCAAGTTACGAATAACGGGTTTACATATACGATATAACCTATTGAAAACTTCCGGATCATAGTTTTCAAAAGGTTTAATCCTGTGTAGTTCAGGACCAATGGTTTTGTCGAGTTTCGGTTTGTTCATAACTGTTATATCTTTAAAATTTATTTTTGCAAAAATACATATTTTATTTTATATATGCAAATAAATAAAGAACTTTTTGACCTGGGTGTAGAGGATGATCTACAGGTCTAGCACGAGGTTTGTCCCATATCTTCTACAATGGTGATACTATTATATACTATACGTTAATATTTAAATATTAAGCTTAGACATGAGAAAGAAGAAAGACAAGACGAAGTTTTCATTCGGCACGGATTTTCAATTTGAGATATTGAAATATCTGGTTAGAGATCAGGAAGGTGGCTTGGTATTAAGTAGATTAAAACCAAGTTACTTTGTTTTGATAGAACATTCTGTTGTAGCAGAAGGTATATTTGGATATTATAAGAAGAAACATCGTATACCCTCTGAGAATATACTTAAGCAATATGTACTTGAGTTACTAGAAAGTAAAGATTATGTAGATCTGGTAACCAAGGACGATATACCAAATATAAACAGGATTATAAGGGATATCTACAATAGTCCTCTAAAGGATTCAGATTATATACAAGAGAAGATTTATAAGTTCTCTACTTGGGTAGAGATGAAGAACTTGAATGATTCCTTTGACTTAGATAACTTTGAACAGTATGATGAATACAGTAAGAAGGTAGATAAGATATTACAAAGATCCAAGCCAAAGAAAGAAGATGAACCTTCTTTCTTAATCAGGGATGTATCAGAACGTCAATTTAGACGTCAAGCTGAACCCGATGTAGTACCTACTCCTTCAAGGCAAATTAATGAACTTACTAATGCTGGAGGTTTCCCCAAAGGTAGTGTAGCTGTGTTATTAGATAAACCAAAAGCAAGGAAAACTTTCTTCTTGGTTAATCTGGCTATAGGTTATCTTAAAATGCGTAAAACGGTTTTATACATTGATACAGAGAATGGTCAGGAGCAAATTATGGACAGATTCATTCAGTCATCCTTGAATAAGACTAAGAAGGAGATATACTCTGGAGAATATGATAAGAAGGAGCAACAGTATATAAGGAAACTTAATAGATTTGGAGTTGAACTTATCGTTGAGAGGGTCCCTGCTATGGTTACTAATTGTAATTATATAAGGGATAGAATCCTTAAACTTAGGTCTCAAGGTATAAAGGTCAATGTAGTTATGATAGACTACCTTGCAAAGATGGCAAGTATAGCTGGAGATAAAGATGATTTTGAGAGAATAGGTAATGCTTACATAGATGCTCAGAATCTTGCAGAAGAGTTAGATATTGATTGTATATGGACTGCTAATCATGTAACTAGGCAAGCTTATAAACATCGTAAGACTAGATATGAAGAGAATGATATTGCTAAATGCGTAGATATTGTAAGAAACTCAGTAGCAATATTTGGTCTTAACTGTACAGAACAAGAAGAGAGAGAAGGTATACAACGTTTAGAGCTTTGCGTTATGCGTGATGGTAAACCAAGTGGACGAGCTTTATATAAAGTAGATATCGAAAGACAGAGAGCTATAGAATTTACTAAAGAACAACGTAAAGCTTATGATGATTTATACAGTGAGACTATCAACAAAGAGATAGAAAAGCAAGCCAAAGCTATAGATAAAAAACCCCTAACAGGTGATATATAAATATGAAATACTCAGATTTAAAACCAGGAGATGAAGTAATCCTACATACCTTTGATACAAGGTATCCAGATGAAGTTAAGATAGTTAAAAGCGTTGGTCCTAAATGGATAAAACTCAACGCAGATTATATAAAGGCTAAATATTCTGTAATAGATGGTAGAGCTAATGATGAACGTCCTGGGTATGAAATAGTTATACCAAATGATATAGATAAGGATTGGGAAGAGGCTTATAATTACTTGGTAACTCAGGTAGCTCCAAGATATTTGAAGACTTTACCATTAGATAAGCTAAGACATTTACAAAGACGTTGGACTCATAAGATTTTAGAATACGATGAAAATAACCCAACAGTTCAAGAATCAGCTCTATAATTACTTTGTTAAAAGGTTAGGAGCTTATAAATATAGGAACGGTTGGTTAAGAGTACCAATCTGTCCATATTGTCATAGAGAGCAGAAGATGGGGATTAATCTTAACACCTATAGAACTAATTGCTTTAGGTGTGGAGAACATCCATCTCCTGCTCAAATGGTTATGGATATAGAAGGTTTAGATACTTATTCAGAACTTATTACTTTTTTAAGAAATGGAGACTTCACAGAACTTACTTTCACAGAAGAAAAGGTGGAGTTGTCAGAGGCAAAACCAGTCTATCTCCCTGACGGGTTCAAACTCATTACTCAAGGTACCTCGACATTGGCCAACTCTTTTCGTAAGTATGTTATCAAACGAGGCTTTCAACCAGAAGCTCTCGCTAGACATGGAGTGGGATATTGTACCAAAGGTGAATACTTCGGTTATCTCATCATACCGTTCTATACAGAAGGAAATCTTAGATATTGGAACGCACGTCTCGTTATCGGTTCTGGGCCTCGGTATAATAATCCTCCCAAAGATATCACTGGTTTGGGTAAAGAATTCATCATTTATAACTCAGATGCTCTTGGATTATATAACCAAGTGTTCATCTGTGAAGGAGCCATCAATGCTCTTACAATGGGCGATAATGCGATTGCAACTATGGGAAAGGCAGTTAGCCGTTATCAGATCAATTCACTCATCAAGTCTCAGTCAAAACGTTTTATTCTTCTATTGGACCCAGATGCAAAAGACAAGGCCATCGACCTTGCTCTTAAACTGGTTAACTTTAAATCAGTTAAAGTCGTATATCTACCAGAAGGAAAAGATTGCAATGATATTGGAAGAAAAGAAGTGATGAAACTTGTTTGGGCTACAAGATACCAGGACTATCAAGATTTAATAAAATTAAAGAATGAATTATGAACAGAGATCCAAGTATTCATCTTACTATGTCCGATTTTAGGGATATATGTAAAGAATTAGAAATCGAAATGCCTGTAAGCAAATTCTTCAGATTAGCTACCAGAAAGGCAATAAATTCTAGAAGCATATTAGTTTCTAATGATAAGTTACAAAAGAAAGTAACTAAAGTTTTACTAGCAGATAAGGGAGATGCCTCTATGGTTGCCCAAATTATATATGCAATAAGGGTAAAACTTAAACATCGAGGAGTAAGGCAAATTAATGAAGCCTCAGGTAGGGATTGGGAAAATTGCAAAAAGCTTGCAGAGATATGTAATACCTTTTGCCAAGATTTTGAATTTGAGAATATCAGAGAAGGCTTTATTAAATATATTGAGATAGGTATTAGCAGGATGGAAGGTAATAATAGAAACCTTTTAGCAAGGCTAATAAGTATGTCCGATAATATCTCAGAACAATATGCTTGTGAAATAGAATTGGGAGAGGATCCAAATCCCTGGGCTACAGACCAACTATTCGATTATTATGTTCAGAAGATAGCCCAGGTAACTGGTATATATGATAATGTAAAGGATCCTAATAAACTCATATTCTTTAAGAGAGTATGTGATAAGCTTAATCATGACATGGACAAAGCTAAACAATGGATTGATGCTCAGTTCTATGCTTTAGCTTTTGTTAACGGTATACCATCTCCTAAGGATCTTATGGGAGAGAAGGCTCTGGAAAGGTATAATAAATACCTATATAAGATTAAGAATGGTGGAGATGAAGAACTACCAGACTCTGAAGTAAGTTTATCTTGGGATAAAATAAAATAATTATGGCTAGTATAATCATTCAAAACTGTAATACCTGTGAACTATCTATACCCCAAAAGTATGGTGTTAGACTGTACAATGATATGAGCGTTAGGCATCCTAATGCTTTCTACCTTAAGAGGCAATCTAAGGGTAAGTGGGATGGCATAGTTCACTTTGTTAATCAAAGAGGTATTTTTAAAATTGGTATGTTACCAAGAGTATTAGACTTATGTAAGTCTTATGGTTTAAAGGTTAAAGTAATAGATGAACGTAAGCCAATACCTAAAACCGATAAAGTAATAACTAAAACTACTAACTTTAAACTAAGGCCAGAACAAATTCAAGCAGTAGAGGCTGTGGTAAATAACAAAGTATCAGGAGCTTCATTTCAAATCGGAGTATTAGATTATGCAGTAGGTACTGGTAAAACCCTTATAATGACCGCTTTATATTTAACCTACAAGAGACAGTTACGTACTTTACTTATAACTAATGACTCTGATTGGCTTAACCAGGCTAGAACTGAATTTAAGGGATACCTACCAGATGAAGATATAACCTTTATTCAAGGTACTAAGAATATAGGCAAATGGACTAACTTCAATATAGGTATGGTACAAACTCTTTCGAGAAATATTGGTAGGTTTCAAAATGAATTAACCAAAATAGATATGGTATTGGTGGATGAAGCTGACCTTGGAGGTAGTAAATCATATCAATCAGTACTAACTCATTTATGGAATACCAGAGTTCGTATTGGTCTTTCAGGTACAATTTACCTTAGTAAGTTTAAGAAGGACCAATTAAAGAACTGGAATCTTGAATCTTTCTTTGGACCTAAACTGGCAGAATTTAAGTTAGCTGATAGTACTAAGAAAGGTTATGCTACTCCGGTAGTAGTAAAGTCTGTTGATTATAAACCCTACTTTGGTAACTGGGAATCAGATGCCATTAATTATGGTGATGAATATAGGGATACGATTATAGAAAATGCCGAAGCCTACGAAATGATTTATGATAGGATTAAATTTAATTCTACCTATAATCGTTTTCCGATGCTTATTGTATGTAAGTACATTAAACATTGTGAGAACCTATATAATTATATAAGGGCTCGTAATAAAGGTAATGATAAATTAACCATAGCCTATGTTCATGTAGATACTCCTAGTAAACAAAGAAATAAAATACTTAGTGATTTTAGGGAAGGAAAGATAGAAATTCTTGTAAGCACCACAATTATTGCCAGAGGTAAAAACTTTCCACTACTTAAAGTAATGATTAATGCAAGTGGGTTTAAGGCAGAGGAAAAAACTATACAGTTCCTTGGACGATTAGTCAGATTGCATAAATCCAAATCAAAGGCTTATTTAGATGATATCCAATATCCAGGTCATTATCTAGGTAGACATAGTAGAGCAAGGTTAAGAGCTTATAAGAAACAAGGATATAAAGTTATTAAGGTTGTACCTCAATTTAAGAACACACTACGAGGTAAAGATTATAAGAGAATACCTGAACATTTATTTGAACCAGGTAAATTCGATAGGCTTTGTAGATGGTGTGAAAGGCATCGATAACCTTACTACACTTACTAAGATTTGAACTAATTAGCAATGCTTATTCCTGTAAAGGATATAAGCATTAGCTTTAGGTATAAAGGCATTTATTTATATAATAACAATAAAAGGAATTACATTATGACAGACAAGGAATTTATTAAGTTCTCTAAGGAATACTTTGGAGACTTAGATTACACAAAGCTTTCAGTATCAGAATACAAAGAGCTTTACGAACA